TCGTTACGTTGTCAACAAATGTCTCGCCATAAGGATGGCCAAGTACGCTCGACGAATCAGCCAAGCCGATCTTCAGAATCCCCATGGAGAACAGTGCCTCCAGCACGAAACGACGCAATGTGTCAGCAAGTCTGATCTCCTGCGGAATCTGATTGATGGCCAACTCGAAATTCGCTGCCGTCGCCTTTAGCTTTGTTTCCTTCGTTGTAATTAAAACTCTCGGCGCACGAGCAATAAGCTGACGAAGGTAGATGTCAACGGCCAACTTCGATATGTTAATTGGCATAATCTTGTCGCTGCCACCCTCCATGTAATGCTTGCCGGTATATTGCTTGATTGCTTCAATGCGCTTCTTGCGCGGATAAGCAAGCCGCTGCTCTGACCAATCAATACTGGCAGTCAGACTAGAGAACTTCTTCTCGTCTAGCGGATTTGTTTCTTTCGGCGTACTTCGAGAAAAGATATCCATGTTACACCCAGTCCTTGCTAAGTTCCCTGTTGGTTGTTTTCTTTTTGTCAGTTCGCATCTTATTTCTCCAGGCAAGACTCCCGACAGGAATCTCGCGCTCTGGTTTCTTCGCCGCGCCTCCGCGCTCTTCCATCAGTTTCCAGGCAAGAGCATCGGCCATAACGCGATCACCGTGATTAGCCTTCGCTCCGGATGGGTCCGTCTTATTCGCTGCGCGAGAGTGGACTACGCCACCACTTGGATCATGGATATACTCAAGACACTCTTCGAGAGCAAGCTTCGACTTGTTTACTGCGCGCATACTCTCAACGGCATCCCGATACCTACCCATGATGACGAGCTTCGTTTCTCGCGTCTGGGCCACGCCGGGAATGTCAGATACGCGGCCCGAGATCGAGTCATCGTTCTTGCGTAGATAGAAGTTGTAGTAACCCAGCTCCTTGAGCCTGGAGCCAAACTGACGACCCGGTCCACCGCTCTCCCAGATCATGGCAGGATTGTCTGTCCACTTCGCAATGGCCAGAGCTTGGGCAGCCAGCGCTTCAGGCCGAATAAATGGGTTCACGAACTCCAGGGCCTTCGCATGTGTAACCTTGTTCCAGCCGCAAATGCACGAGTTCGACGCGCCAGTCCCGGCTGACACGTCGATACCGAGCACGATGTCATCGCCGATAAGCGGCTTCCCACTATCCGACAGAAGGCACCAGAGCTTCAGTGTGCCCTTCGGATTTTCAGTGAACCTAATAATGTCGCCGGTGGTTGGATCGAACTCCAGATCGCCAACCACCAGGGGCGGCATGGAATACTTTCGCCTAGATTCAATCACATCCTCAGCGTGGAAGTATTGCGATCCACTGCCTTCGTAGTCGATGTCAAGCTCTTGCGCGATCTCACGCGCCGACAGCGCCCGCTCGCACTGCTCAGCATACCAGGGGCTACGGAACTTGCCGCTCGGCAACGGCACCCGCATACCAAGAATCATCTGATCGAACATCTGGGCGCACTCTACCTTGTCCTCGACCTCGTCCCAGTATTTCTTATCAATGAACTCGTATGTGTCGTCATGCTTGGTATACAACCCAATTGCCTTGATGGGATGCAGCGACCAGTGAAAGCAGAGCTTCTTGATGTTCGTGGACCGGAGATCGAAGAAAGCATTATTGATTCCGTATGGAGTTCCATTGAAGATGCGAGACCGCGTCACGTCTCGCGTTGCGGACAGGATCGGGCCACCGAGCTTGACCTTAGAAAACTCGTCAAGGAACACTGCGTAACGACGGTCGCCGGACGCGAACTCAGCCGTGGTCGATTCACCATCGACAACATTGTATTTCTCTGGGTTGTCAATGTGGTTCGTCGTTCGATTCTGATTCGGATTGAAACCAACTGGCTTCATCCACTCAGGGAGGTTATCAAGAATGAAGTCGAATCGCGTGAATAGCGCTTTCGGATTCCCCTTCTTGTCGATGTACTCTTCGTTCCTGGAACCGAACAGAAAGTGCCTGCCGTCCAGGAAGAGCCAACACCAGAATATGGCTGCAATGTTCATCCATGACACGCCCATGTCACGACTCTTCTCGATCATTAGGTCGTGGTCATTGACCGCACTGAGAATCTCCATGATCCCTTCTTCTTGGAACTCATAGAGAATGAACGGCAGCTTAGAGAACGGTTCACGCCGTGTGTCGTGAGTGTAGACAAATCCGTTGATAAAGAACAGCGGATCGCGGGAACAGGCGTCCTTAATTACGCCAGCGTATTCTGTGTCTTTTAGCACCTTACGAAAAATAGATGCGCGCCATTTAAGATTGGCGGCATATTCTTTCGGCACGAGATGGTTGAACGGCGAAGAGACCTTCATTTACAGAGATTCCAGGTATGCTTCCTTGCATTCGTCAGAGCAGAAGTAATGAACGTCATCGCCGACTATGAGCGCTGGCACGACACCACGCGATACCGCGTATGACCCCTGTGTCCTGACGCATGTTCTACGGAGTAGCTTTCCGCACTGATCGCAAGCAGTAATGATAGTAAGTTGCTTTGGCTCTTTTTTCTTGCGCTTCTTCTTAACGGTATTCGCAAATTTTACTTTTCCAGTTCGCAAGATTCGTCCTCCTCTGGCTGAGTAATCTCCGCAATCATTGCGTCAATTTCACTGATCGTCCGCTTGGTTGATCGGCTTACCTTCTTGTCGTCCTCTGACTCAGAACCGACCCTCGACTCTACCTGACCAACCTTCCCCAGGAAATCTTTGGGATCGGCTATGGCCTGCTGATACAGATAGAACGAGGTATCGCATGGGCAAGTCGTTGGCTCTTGTCCTGTTCGCAGGAAAGCGCCAGCTGTTTCAATCGCCCAGCGAAGTGACTCTTTGTAGCTCTGCTTCGTGCCTTCACAGAATACGCTTACTTTCGCTCCGTTGTTTCCGAACTGCTTAATGTTGGGGTGAGACTCTGGGCTTGGGTCGAAGGCTGAGAGATCATATTCTCGAAATAACTGGCCCAGACACGCAAAGTTTTTGGATGCTTGGACGACCGATTGAGAGTGAGAGTAATTTGCTCCCGTCTGCGCCTCAAGCTCGGAAATTCTTGCGAGCCAAGTGTGATAGGATTTCCGGTCCGCATCATTTCCTGCTTCCTGCCGCCAAAGGATCGACTTCGCCCGCTTCTCGAATTCATTGATGTTGCGCTTCTCTGTCTGAACGTCTGGCTTCGTGGCCTTATGTTCCTTGATGATGCGGCTGACGACTGGGTAGCACGTCCCGTATTCAGTCTGGAGCTTCGCCATACTGGCACCAGCCGAATACTTGTCGGCGATTTCCTTCTCAGTATCGGGACTGAACTTTCTCTCTTTACCCTTGCCCATGTTTTCTTTCCTCTTCCTCTTCGCAAGCCGGACATACGAACTCGCTCCAGCAACATTCGAGACACAACGTGGCCCGGCACAGGAGGCACTGCTCTTCATCCCTTCCGTCCAGAATTAACTTGCCGCATCTCGCGCAGTACGGATCGTAGTCAGGCATTTCTCTTCTTTCTTTCAGTACCGATGGACAGGAGTCGAACCCGCTACCGCCTACTAATTCATCTTTCGGCTGCTCATACCTAAGAACTACATCGGTAACTGTCCATTGAACTCTCATTATACCAAGGAATTATAGAAATTGTAACCCCCGCCATCGGGGTCGGCGTCCGGCGTCTTCGGGAAATGGTGCTCGTTCTCGAAGTCCAGGATGTAATTCTGAATCTCGATCGGCGAGGCACCCCGGTTACTCATCCGAAGCAAATCGGCCTGGAGAATTTCCCGATCATACTTGAGCTTCAGCGCAATCGCCCACTTGGCGGTAGCGCGTCGTTTCGTGGTGGAACGTGCCCGAGAAGGCAAGGTGCTCCGCTTGCACTCACCTGTTTTCATAAGCGCCCCCCATGTGGTTGTGCCGCGCCGGACGCGGGAAGCCAGCCGAGAATAACACCTCCGACATACGCCGCGCGCCCTGGCCTGAGTCTGGCAGTCCTTAGTCATGCACTTCATTATCAGTCACCTTTTTCTTGAATAATGTCTCGAATGGGCCTTCGGGTCGTCCGCCAACACGAGTTGGTGGCGAAGCCATGTCCAGACGCTCAAGCGTCCCCCACTC